CTCCCCCTTTTCTATATCCCATAAGGGTTTTAGCGAACTGGCGCTAACTGGCCACGATCTACCCCGATTGGAAACGACCACGCACAGTGACGAGCGATCTGCTGCTAATGAGATTGGGGCTTTTGCCAGCAACATACTTGGCGTCAATTTGATGCCTTGGCAGTACCGGGCATTGCATGGGCAAACGTCTATAGCCGATGATGGCTCACGGCCTCGAGTGTCTTTAGTTTCCGTTGCGCGTCAAAACGGTAAAACCGTTGCCATTGCCAGCCTTATTGGTTGGTGGCTCGCAACACAAGGAAAAGAGCGCGGGCAACCACAAACCGTTATTAGCGTCGCGCACAAACTTGACCTAGCCACCGCATTGTTTAATTACCTTGCGCCAATACTCGAAGCAAAATTTGGGGCCGAGGTTTCATGGTCATATGGCCGGCAAAAACTCACTATGCCCGATGGCAGTATTTGGCATGTTAGAGCTGCAACGCCCGGTGCAGGTCACGGTTACAGCGTGGATTTACTCGTAATAGATGAGGCGTGGGCAGTCTCAGAAGAGGCCATCGATCAGGGACTTTTACCTACGCAACGTGCACGCAAAAACCCTTTATGCAGTATGTGGAGTACCGCGGGAGATCAGTCAAGTACGGCCATGCTTAGATGGCGTGAGCAAGGGTTACGCGCAATAGACAGCAAAACCCCAGGTGGTTTGTATTTCGCTGAGTGGTCACCAAACCCCGCCACTATGGATTTAATGACACCCGCCGCATGGGCTTACGCAAACCCCGCACTAGGGCACACATTGGAAATGGAAGTAATACAAAGCGAAAGCGAAGCGCCAAACCGCAACGCATTTTTACGCTCATCGGTAAACACATGGACTGCTAGCGCCTCATCGTGGCTCGAGCCGGGGCAGTTCGCTGCCTGCCTCACCACCGAAACGGCACCCGTTGGCGGTGTACTGGCTGTAGAAGTTGGCGAGGATAACGCCCAATTTTACGGTGTGCGTGCCGTGATCTCGGGAACTAAAACCCACGTCGTAACCGCGTTTGTGGCTGACACCATGGCCGAAATGTGGCAACACGTGGAAACCGAAATAGCGCGATCACCAAACATAAAACTTGCCATCGTGCCATCGTTAGAGGTTCATTGCCCACCGCATTTAAGCCGGCGTAGCGTGATCGTTGGGTACCGCGAGTTAAACCGTTGGACTGCAGCTGCACGCTCAATAATTCTCGAGGGCCGCCTATTGCATAACGGCGAGCATTTACTAAGCGAACACGTCGAGCGCGCGGTTTTGGTCAAACACAACGGGAACATAGTGATTAGTTCGCAAAGGTCACCCGGGCCAATCTGTATGGCGCGTGCGTTGGTGTTTGCAGTTGCGTTGGCTGGCAAACCTGCCGCAATTGGCAAACCAATAATCGTTAGCGCTAACCGCTAATGTTGCATACGGCGTCGGCTGGCAGTATCTAGCCTTTTCGTCGGGAACTGATCTAGACCCAGCCGATGCCACCAAACTTTTAACAGATATGGCAAACTAAACCTATGGGCCTTTTCACACGTGCAACTACCGACGCCGCGCAACCTGTAGTAAAGGCTGCTGCCGGCAGTAATGTTGGCATGTCACAGTTAGACAATTTCTATGCGTTTACGCAGGGCAATACGCGCCAGCGGGCAATGAGTGTGCCGGCAATTACCCGCGCCCGTGATCTGCTCGCCAGCGTTATTAGTTGCACGCCGTTAATCATGTATAACGAAATTTGGAACCCGGTAGATCGCGAAATGGAAGAAATAGAAATAGCGCCACGCAGTTGGTTGCGACGTCTTGACCCAGCGCTACCAAATGCCACCCTATTTTCGTGGTTATTTGATGATCTTTTTTTTACGCAGCGGGCTTTTCTCGCGGTCACAAAGAGATCGGCTGACGGGTTTCCTATGGCGTTTCAGCGTATGCCTAGCGCCATGGTGCTTACACAAGATCAGGCAGGCCCGGTGTTTTTCGCACCGTCTAAACAAATTATGTTTAGCGGTTTGCCAGTAGATCACCGCGACGTCGTGCAATTCATTAGCCCTATACAAGGTTTGTTATACACAAGCCCTAACGCAGTTTTAACCTCACTAAAACTCGAGGGTGCGCGTTTGCGTTCAGCTGCTAACAGTTTGCCTAACGGCGTTTTGCGTCAAGTTGGCGGCGAGCCTTTAAGCGCTGAGGAATTGCAGAATTTGTCGCAAAGTTTTGAGGCAGCGCGTATGACAAATACGGTAGCCGCGCTTAACGAATTTGTGACCTACACAGAAACCACTACAGACCCGAGCAAACAAATGCTGGTAGAGGCATCGGAATACCAAGCGCTCGAAATTGCGCGTTTAGCAAACTGCCCGCCATATTTGTTAGGCGTTGCTACTGGCTCATACAGTTACCAAAACAGCACGCAAGCACGCCAAGACCTTTACATGTTTGGCGCCAAATTGTTTATGGACTGCATCGCTGAAACCCTTAGCGCTGACAACGTGCTACCACGCGGTACATACGTGAAATTTGATATAGACGATTACCTAAGCGAAAACTATTTAATGGAAAAAGAAAACGAAAGTTACGACACCGCAGAAACGGGAGTAATGCCAAATGCTTAAATTAACCCAACAAGAATTAACACTCGACGCAGCCGGCCCCGATGGTATGCCACGCCGTACCTTGGCTGGTTTGGCGTTGCCTTATAACGTTGAGGCCACGGTAAGCGATGGCACTAAAGTTATGTTTTTACCGGGCAGTCTTAACGCCGGTGGCAAGATGCCAAAACTGTACCTCGGGCACGATAGTTCTCAGGCCGTGGGATTGGTAACCAGCATGGTGGATAGCGATGGCGGCATGTTATATGAGGCCCGCATTAGCGAAACCACGCTCGGTAACGAGGCGCTGGTATTGGCTGCAGATGGCGTTTTAGACGCTGTATCGGTAGGCGTAAACCCAACCAAATTTAGTTACGACGAAAACGGCACCATGGTTATATCGGCTGCCGATTGGCAGGAACTCAGCCTCGTGCCTTACGGCGCGTTTCCGGGTGCGTCGGTAGATCGCGTTGCTGCCAGTATCCACCATGAGGAAACTGAAGTAGTGTTAAATAGTGAACAGGAACCCTTAGAGGAGATTAACGAAATGTCACAGCCAGTAGAAGCCCCAGCAGTTATCGAAGCGGCACCAATGGCGCAACCTGTGTACGCACAGGCTCGCAATTTTAAGTTGCCAACTGCAGCAGAATTTATCGCAGCAACCTTGCAAGGTGGCGGCGTACTTGCAGAACTTAACGCACGTATTCAGGCAGCTGCACCAAACATCACTACCAGCGATACCCCAGGTTTGTTGCCAGAAGTGCTAACCACCAATGTCTACGATTCGCTAAACCCAATCAGACCGTTTGTTACGGCAATCGGTACACGTGCCATGCCTCAGAGTGGTGCGACGTTTCGCCGCCCTGTAATCGGGGTAAGGCCAGTAGTGACCCAGCAGCCAACTGGCCAACTTAATACGCTTGACCCAAGCACCGTTACGGTGACAAACAACAACGTAAATAAATTGACGTTTGGAACCTATGTAACCATGTCGGAACAAGACCTCGACTGGACCGACCCAGCAAGCATTAACATCGTGCTTAACCAGTTGGCAATCGCTTACGGTCAAGCCACCGATAACTACGCGGTAGATACTTGCCACGCAGCAATCGTGCAAACCTCAAGCGTTGCAGACACATCAGACCCAGCAGACTGGATCGCAGCAATTTACGATGGTGCACGTCAGATCAGCGCAAACAGCAACTACCTGCCAACCCACATGTTTGTTACACCAACAACGTGGGCAGCGTTGGGTTCATTGGTAGACACCACGGGCCGCCCTGTATTCCCACAGATCGGCGCAATGAACGCACCGGGCGAATTGTCAGCAGCTAACTGGAACGGAAACCCACTCGGTTTGGTTTTGGTAGTAGACAAAAACGCTCCGGGTTCATTCATGGGCCACGCTGCTGGACCTGCTGCAGGGTTCGAGTTTTACGAACAGCAAAAGGGTGCAATCTCGGTAGACGTACCAAGCACGCTCGGCCGCACAATCGCTTACCGCGGTTATGCAGCGTCGTTCATGGCTGACGCTACCAAGTTCGTTAAGTTCGTCTGATAATCGGAAAAGAGGCCAGTTATGGCCGCTTACACGGTCACACATAAACAGTTACTCAGCAATTATGCGGTGCTGCAAACTCTTACGCCTAATGATTTAGTCGTAGGCGGAACCTTTACGGTTGGTTCCGTTGCAGCGCCGTTTAATGGCACGTTCACGGTTTATGATCTACCCGAGTATTTGTTTATTGGGTTAGACGATGAGGGCGACCTACTCTTTAACTACGAGATACCTGTACCTAATCAGGTGCTTTACAAGTGCACCGGTACAGACGTACAGCGCACAGCCTCAACAGGCAGCATTACATTTACGCAAACCTGCACATGGATTACAGCCGCGCAAATTGAGGACTGGCTAGGCATCGGTACAGCATCGGCATTAGATACCACGTTTTTAACGCAATGCGCTGCAGCTGCAAACAGCCTGGCATTTACTCGACGCCAAGAGGCAGGCTACACAGACAGCCTCAGCACGTCACCTAACGGGCAGGTAACCCTAGGCACCATTTCCCTTGGCGGTTTCTTTTACCGTCAGCGCGGAGCCGTTACAGATTTCGCTACGTTTGACGGCATGTCTGCCGGGGCGTCAGTTGGTTTAAGCCCTGCAATTAAAATGCTATTGGGCATACCTAAACCAGCGGTGGCCTAATGCCCGTTGCCTACACCGACCTTTTTAATGAGGCGCTAGACGATCTCGCTACCACGCTTACCAGCATTACTGGTTTGCAGGTGGTAACAGACCCCCGTAACTTGGTACCACCATGCGCGTTTATAGACGCCCCCACGTTTAGCGTTTATGGTGGCGGGGGAAACATTGTGCAAATGACCTACACGGTACGCATTATTACCCTTGGCCCGGGCAACCTTGACGCGCAACGCAACCTAATGCACCTAGCCAGTTTGGTGCTCGGCAAAAACGTGGCAGTAACCAGCGGGCGCCCAACTATTGCGGTGATCGGCGGCGCTGAAATGCCAGCGTATGATTTAACAATAGAGATGCAAGCCCAAACCAGTTAGGACTACACCCCATGCGTTACACGATTATTAGCCACCGCGTCGGTAATCCCGGCGATGAATTTGACGCCGAGGCTGCAGAGGCCAACGGCATTAACATTGCCGCGCTAGTCGAGGGTGGGTTTATAGAACAATCCACAAACGAAACCGCAAAACCTGCTAAAACTAATAGCAAGAACTCAGCAAAGGATTAAGCACTATGGCAACCTCAACTTACCTCAGTAACCCAAACGTCACAGTTGGCGCAGTTTCCCTGCAGGACCAATGCCAAGGTTTGGTTTTCACTAGGACCATCGAAGCCCTAGAGTCAACTGCTTTTGGAACTAATTCCAGGTCCTACGTGGCGGGCCTCGAGAATTCCACCCTGCAGCTTGACCTTTACGCGTCGTTTGCAACATCGGAAACCTACGCAACTCTTAAAAGTTTGGTGGGCACGCAGGTAACCGTTTCGTGGTCACCATCAGCAACCAGCCCGGGCACCGCAACTAACCCAACCATGACCCTTACCGGTGCATACTTGGAAGCATTGCCATACACAATGGCTATGGGTGCGCTTGGCACCATGAGCGTTACGTTTACCGGTGGCGTTTACTCAGTCGTAGAAGTATAAATTAAAGCCGGCAACGGCCCGACACGAAAAGGCAAATAATGCAACTGCACCTTAAAGCCACGTTTAACGATGGCACCGTTAATGAAGTAACTACTAACTTAATGACCATTGTTAGTTGGGAACGCAAATTTAAGCGCAAGGCGTCAGAGATGGCGCAAGGTATTGGCATTGAGGATTTAGCCTATTTGTGTTATGAGGCTACGCGTTTCTCAGGCATCACGGTACCGGGAACACTTGACGCGTTTATTACATCGTTGGCGTCTATTGAGGTAGTAGAGCAGGCAGACCCAAAAGCCTAAACGGCACGGTGCGTAGAGCGCTGGCCGAAATTTTAGTGGCTACAGGGTTTTGGCCTAGTGAGATATCATTCGAGTTAGACGATATGAACGCCACCATAGAAATACTTAATAAGCAACGTGGCGGTAGGTAATGGCGTCGCGCTCGGCTATCCCGCAAATAGATGGCATTAAAGAGGCGTTAAAAGCGCTCAACGATTTTGACCCTGCCTACAGGAAACAGATCACTAAAGACATACAAAGCACCGGCGAAGTTATCGTGGCCGAGGCCCGCAGCATGGTGGCCCATTTTGATAACAGCAAAGGCACAGGCGAACCGTTAAGCGGTATGCGCCGCGGCAACCTCATTAAAGGCCGTAACACCCAATGGCGCACAGACGCCGTTAAAAAGGGCTTTAAGGTCAAAGTAGGTGTACGCGCCACTAAAGAGCGCTACGTTAATTACAACCGCACTACAGACGGTGTAGTGACCCATACCGAGCAGGTGGTGTACGGCAGTAAGCCCTACCAGTTAATGGTTATCCAACAGGCCAACGCAGCTGGCGCGATCTATGACCATGCCGGGCGCAACACTCAGAGCATGTTTGTTACCAACCTAAACGCTGAGGTAGGCGAACAGCCTCGAGCGATTGACAAAGCAGTTACTAATAACCGTGAGGCAGTAGAAGCCAAAGTAGAATTAGTAATTAACGACGTTGCCCGGCGCACCAATATGAAATTAGGTTTTAACCGTGGCAATTAACATACCGATTATTTCGAGCCTTGACGGTACAGGTTTTGCCAAGGCTTTAACGCAACTAAAGAAACTAGAAACCACGTCAGAGCGTGCCGGGTTTATCGCGGGTAAAGCGTTTCTACCTGCCGTTGCTGCCATGGGTGCGCTTACCGCTGCCGCTGGTTACAGCGTTAAAGCCGCCATAGAGGACAGCGCCGCGCAAGCCCAACTAGCAAAGACATTGCAAAACGTCGTAGGTGCAACCGACGCACAAATTAGCGCTACCGAAAAGTCCATTAGTTCTATGGCCATGGCTACCGGTGTTGCTGACGATCAGTTACGCCCCGCGCTCGCCTCACTCGTATTAGGTACACAAGACCTGGCAACCGCTAACGATGCACTCACATTGGCGCTAGACGTTTCAGCCGGCACAGGTGCAGACCTAGCCACAGTTTCAGACGCGCTATCTAAAGCGTATGGCGGGAATTATAAAGCGTTGCGCCAGTTATCGCCTCAGTTATACACAATGATTAAAGACGGTGCCAGCCTCGATGAGGTTATGGCTGAATTGTCGCGCACGTTTGGCGGCTCGGCAGCCGTCGCAGCAAACACAGCCGAGGGCAAATTTAAGCGGCTCAACGTCGCGCTAAGTGAAGCAGCCGAAGCAATCGGGTTGGCAATCCTGCCAGCCGTGGAAGCCGTACTGCCGTACCTCATTAGTTTTGGTAATTGGGCGCAAGACCACGTAGGTACGCTCATGGCCGTTGGTACCGCTATTGCTGCCATTGCTACCGCGCTGATTGGTTTTAAGGCCGCGCAAGTAATTGCTAACGCTGTAACCGTGGTAACCACCGCGCTTAACTGGTCACTTGCTGCCTCAGCTGCAGCCGCTAACACCGCGCTAACCATTGGCGTTGGTGCTGCCGCTATCGCTGCCGGGTTGGTAGTTGCCGCGGGCGCGTTCATGGCGTTTAAGGCTGCAACCAAAACCAGCGTAGAAACCATTAAACCGTTTGGCCCGCAACTCAGCGAAATAAACAAGGGCCTTGGCCCACTACCTGACCAACTAGAAAAAACAGGTGGTGCCGCTAAGAGCATGGCAGACAAAGTAAAGGAAGCCAGCGAAGCATTAAAGAAGTACCTCGAAGCCGCGCTAGCCGATGCACAGAAACAGTTAATAGACGCGCAAACCGCGTTTAGTGATTTTGCTACCGAGGTAAGCGACAGCATTAAAGACGCGTTCAGTTTCGCTGACGCTAAAGAGGCTGGCGACGAAACAGGCCAAGGGTTTTTACAAGGCTTGCGCGATCAGGTAGCCGGCGTAGTTAAGTACGGCAAAGACGTTAAAACGCTATTGGAAATGGGCCTAAGCCAACAGGCATTACAGGCCGTGCTAGACGCGGGCGGGGAAAGCGGCGCGGCCATTGCAGCCGAGTTAATCGCCGGCGGTGTTAATGCAATTAAGGAAACCAACGATCTAGTTATGGCTGCCGATAACGCAGCTGCAACGATTGGCCAGCAGGCTGCTACCGCATGGTTTGGCGCTGGTGTGGATAACGCTAAGTCATATTTGCAGGGTGTCGAGGCGGCATTTGATGAGGCACAAAAACGCTTAAAGCAAAAGGGCTTAAAGATCGCAGACATTAAAGGCATTAGCGCGGGGTTCAGCGAAGCAATCGCACGCCCCCAGGTTGCCTCAGTTACCCCGTTACCATCAGGGCAAAGTTATGGCGTTACCGGTGGCGGTGACATAACTATTAACTTGTCTACCCTTGTGCCAAGCGCACAAACTGGCGAAGTAATCATTAACTCAATACGTGCATACAACAGGGCTGCAGGCCCGGCAAATATCGCGGTGGCGTAATGGCCACGTCGGTAATTGCTAGCGGTGACTATGAACTATTTATAGACACAGGTTTTCAGGTAGACGCATTTACCCTCAATGACCCTATAAAGGGCGTACTGAATAACACCCAATACGTGCTAGACGGCACTACCGAGTTTGCCACAATGCTGCAATACAGCAACACCATTAGCGTTAATCGTGGGCGTCGAGACATTGGCGACCAGTTCAGCGCTGGCACTATGACGTTTAGCCTTGACGATAGCCTCGCTGGCGGGATACTAAACCCGCTGTACTCGAGCAGCCCGTTTGTGGACCCTGCAGGGCAGTTCACCCTTGCCCCATTGCGGCGCGTATCGTTTGGCCGTTACGACAGCACTAATACGTTTGTCGAATTGTTTGCCGGTCAGATCGTCAATTATGACTATTCCTACGAATTAGGCGGTAATAACATGGTTACCGTTTATTGTGCTGACGATTTCTATTTACTAGCCCAAACGGCAATGGCTGAGTACAACGTTAGCGAGCAATTAAGCAGCGCCCGTTTATCGGCTGTACTTAACCTGCCCGAGGTGGCTTACCCGGTAGCCAGCAGAAACATAAACACCGGCACCCAAACCCTTGGCGGGGCATCGGCGTACACGGTTGCTGAGGGCACCAACGTAAAGGCTTACATAGACCAAATACAAACCGCCGAGCAGGGCCGTATTTTTATGGCGCGTAATGGGGTGCTAAATTTTGACCCGCGCATAGGTAACACCATTAGCGGAAGCGTTGCCGATTTCCACGATGACGGCACCCAAATTCCGTACAACAATTTGGCCATATCGTATAACGCAGATCAGATCGTGAATAGGGCCAGTGTGCAACACTTAGGCGCTAGCAGCCCCGAGGTTGCTGACGATCTAGCCAGCCAAGCCAAGTACCTAATCCAAACGGTAAGCATTACCGACAGCCTTTTACACAATGACACGGCAGCTGCAAACCTTGCTAGTTACTTGCTGGTTGGCGAACCTGCAGCCACGTTTACCGGGGTGCAAACCGATTACCTAATGCTTACCAACGCCCAACGCGAAGCCCTAGCCCTAGTAGACATTGGCGACACGATCACCATAACCAACACCATTGCCGGCGGTGAAGTAGCCCAGGAACTCAGCGTAGAGGGCATAGAACATAGGGTGGATTTTGTGAACGGCCACCGCGTCACCTATTACACGGCAAGTACCGTAATTGTGTACCAATTTATTTTGGATAGCGCGGTGTATGGCACACTAAACGGCGCAAATGTCTTAGGATAAGGGGCACTATGGCTACACCATTTCCGTTTGTCGCGTCGCAGGTATTGACTGCCGCGCAACTTAATGCAATTACTGAACTGCCTATTAACGCTAAAACCGCTAGCCACACGCTGGTTGCCGGTGACGCTGGCGCTCGAGTGCAAATGACCAATGCCGGGGCTACGACCATTACGGTTAATGCGTCAGTTTTTAGCGCGGGCCAATCGGTTTACATTTACAACATGGGCGCGGGAACGTGCACGATCACGGCAGGCACCGCAACAGTTACTACCTCAGGTTCACTAGCGCTGGCGCAATATGGGGGTGGAACGCTTTTATTTACCAGTTCTAGCGCTGCTACTTTTTTTAGCGGTGGCGGTGCTAACTATGGCACCGCAACGGGTGGTATTGGTTCCCCAACCTCGGTAACTATTGGCGGGGTGAACTACCAGTATTTGCAATTTAACGCTACCGGCACGCTTACGGTTACTAAAGCGGGTTTGTTTGACGTGCTTTTATTTGGTGGCGGTGCAGCATCACCACAGACCACTATTCCTATGGGTGGCGGTGGCGGTGGCGGTATTTCACAGCAAACCATTTACTTAACTGCTAATGCAACGGTAACTATTGGCGGTGGCGGTTCGACTTATACGGTGAGTACGGCTTACCAGTTTGGTGCTGGTTCGTCTACTCAAATAGGTGCGATACCTACCGCTATTGCCGCGCTTGGTGGTACTAGCAACATGTCAAACGCAACTGGTACAGGCATTTTGTTTACTGGTGGTGGCATGGGTAGTTATGCCTCACAAGCAAACTCTGGCGTAGACAGTATCCAAGGTTTTAAGGGCGGCAACGCTACAACAGCAACCAACGCAGGTGGTGGCGGTGGCACGGCTAGCGCTGGTGGTAATGCACCTGCAGCAACTACTGGCGGTACTGGTGGCAACGGTTACGACGTGAGCGCGTTTATTGGCGGTTCAGCAACTTACAAGGGTGCTGGCGGTGGCGGTTCAGGAACCGTTACTGGCGGTACGGCTGGCCTTGGCGGCGTTGCAGGTTCTACCGGTGCAGGCATCGCAGGCCCGGCAAACAGCGCAGCTGGCGCGGGTGGTTCTAATAACGCTGCTGGTGCTAACGGCGGTAGTGGCATTGTTTACGTACGTTGGAGAGTATGACTATGGCACATTTTGTAAAAATGAACGGCGCCGAGTGCGGTGAAGTAATCGTAATTGCTAACTCAGATATTGACGATTTAGCATTTCCTGAAAGCGAGCCAGTAGGCCAAGCGTTTATAGCATCGCTAGGCATAATCGGCACATGGTTGCAAACCAGTTATAGCGGCTCGTTTAGAAACCTTTACGCCGGCCCAAACATGCTATTTGACGCATCGCTAGGGGAATACGGCGAGTTTGTTATTCCAACGGTTGAGTAATGAAATGGCGTTATATGATCGGTTACGCGTTACTAATCGCGGTAGTAGTTTGGGGCTGTAGTGGTTGCACGTTTTCTAAAACTAATGTCGAGTACCAATGTTTCACTAAGGCCGCCTGTGACTAAAACACCTGAACAACAACACGCAGGGCTAATCGTTTTCGTTGGCCGTCTAATGGCAGTTTGCTTTTCGTTTACGGTATTTGCATTTATATACGGAATTTTATTCGTAGACCAGCCTGAAAAACAGGCCCCTACTGACGCCCAGTTAATCGATCTCTTAAGCACGTTGCTGGTTTTCCTTACTGGCACACTTAGCGGACTAGTTGCGTCTAACGGCCTTAAGAGTAAGCCCGGCACCAATGCACCCACCGATTAAAAAACTGGTACTGCCAACCAACCTGGCACACGTTAAGCCGGGTGAACTACCAGCAAGCCTTTTGGTAGACGTTAAACCGTTTGGCAAACTGCACCCGTTAGCAGCCAACGCATACAACGCGGTTAGAGCTGCCGCATTTGCTGAGGGCATTAAACAATTTAAGCCAACTAGCGCGGGTGATACTTACCGCAGCATTGCGTTACAACGCCAAGGGTTTTTAGCGCGTTACCAACTGGCACCAATAGAGGGCGTTAAACCTCGAGTGTACGAAAACAAAAACTATTATCTAAAGCCGGGCAATGCGCCAATGGCGGTGCCGGGTACGTCGCGCCATAACCTCGGTTTGGCCTGTGATTTTGCGAACATGTCGGGCGCCACGTTTGAGTTTATGTGTGAGGTAGGCCCTAAGTTTGGGTGGTCACTTGAGGTAATGCCAGCCGAGCCGTGGCATTGGTTTTACTGGCCCGGTGACAAAGTACCTGCAGCGGTAACCCAATACTTGCAAGGGCTTGCGCCAGTATCCCCCACCGCGTAACACGCGCCTACTACCGTTTTCGTACCGACGAAAAGAGGTTTACCGCGCATGACCGAACTACAGACCTTTACCTATGAAGCATTTGTAGGCAGATTAGAAAACGGCCAGCAAGTACTGGTACAAATTTTTAGAAACCCCGACACACTCGAAGTACTACACAGCCAAATAGCGTTTAAGACCATTGCGAACGGTACATGGCAAACGCCCTACACGATTGAGAAACTATGACCATTGCATTAAAAGCCGCGTTTACCGCGCTATTCACTATTGCAGCTGCCGGCATTGCGCTAGCCCTACCAGCATCGCCAACGGCTGCACCTGACCGCCCCGTAAGCACTACCACCGTTTACGAGGCAACCCCACCTACTACCACCACGTTGCCCGCATACGTGAACACATGCACGCAGGTAGCCTCGCTGGCACTCGCTGAGGGTTTACCCGCAAGCGAACTAGAAACAGCCTTAAAAGTGGCCCTACGTGAGAGCCGCTGCACAAGCGACGCGTTTAACGCTTACGACACAAACGGGGGCAGTTATTCCATTTATCAAATTAACGGCTTTTGGTGCCGGCCTAACGCCAACTGGCCTACTGGCTGGTTGCAGGCTAAAGGCATTGTAGAGACGTGCAGCGATCTATTTGACCCAACCATAAACACCCGTGCCATGGTGGCAATATGGCGTAACAGCGGTTGGCTACCATGGAAAACAGCAAAGTAAATGCAAGAGCAACCCTACCCCGATTACGGACTAAGTGAGGAAACCCGACGTATGTTAGACCCGACAGCAAACGCAATGGCAAAACACCAAATGGCCGTATTTGATCTCATAGATGAAATATGCAGGCCCGCACATATCCCCTACAAACCACGCCACGCAGACCTAATAGCCCGGCTTAAGCGCGTTGCAACTGACCTAGACCTAAGCGGCGACGCAACAGGCTGGCAGGCCGTTAGCGAGGCTATCGAAGCGTTAGGGGGCTGACGTGGTAACAGTAAAACTGACACCCGAACAGGTATTTAATGCGCGTGACGTGGCCTACAAAAAAGCCATGGAGTGCGAAGTAGGCAAAATGAAAAACCGTTACAACGTGCCGGTAGCCAGTACGAGTTATGACCGACACCTAAAAGGGTGTTACGGGGAACAGGCCGTAGCTGCATACCTTGGCGTCGAGTGGGGTTTTACCGCATATGACCCTAAAGCCAACGACGTTGCAGGTTACGAGGTCCGCGCTACATACCATGCAAACGGGCGTTTACTCACACATAAAGAGGATAAAAACGGGCTATACATTTTGGCAATCATTGACCGCGACGATTACAGCGTGAACCTTGCCGGCTGGTCAAACCTTAAGCGTTGCAATACCCCAGGCCGTTGGGCAACTGATCTACCATTACCTTGCTACGCAATGCCTCAAGCCGAGTTATGGCCTATGGAGATGTTGCCTGCAACTGTGTTATACCAATCTGCTATAACTATTTAACTAACCCGACTAACAGTAAAGGCACCCGACATGGCGTTTAACATTGACAATTACGTAGATGTACCAACCCGTTTGAGTGAAGCGTTAAAGCGTTTCCCTGATTTACGCATACAAGAAACCAGCGCCGAGGTAGTCACCATGCCTGACGGCTCGACGTTTTACCGTTGCACCGTTACCGTTTGGCGCGACGATAAAGACCCACTACCAAGCATTGCTACAGCTGCCGAACCGTACCCGGGCAAAACCCCGTACACCAAAAACAGCGAGTTTATGGTGGGTATGACTAGCGCGTTAGGCCGTGCGTTGGGTTACATGGGGTTTGGAATAAACAAAAGCATTGCTAGCCGTAATGAGATCGAAGCGCGGCAAGACCCTAAGAAACCTGATGCACAAATAGCACCAATCCGACGTGAAACCTCAAGCGCTCACCCTAAGCAGGCCAGCCAAAAACAGGTTTACTTTATTAAGTCATTGGCTAAAGGCGCGGGGTTTGATGAACCAGCGCTACACGATTACATTGCTGCCACGTTAGATAGTGACGCGGTAACACTCGAGACGCTTAACCCCGATCAGGCCACGCAAGTAATTGACGCGTTAAAGCGTTTACCAAGTAGCAAGGCTGACTAATAATTTATATCGCGTTTAATCTCATTGGCATAATTATGGGCGTTTGGCTAACCGTTTTAGTAATGATGAGGCAAGGCAAATGAACATAGAAAAGCAACTAGAAATACTTACCAACATGGTGCGCCTCATTGAGGAGATGAACGGCACCGCCGATTACTTAGGCAAAGACAAAGTAGTAAGCCATTTGCGTTGGGCTACAGAACATTTGTCTAATGACATTTGGGCAAAGACAATACACAAGCATTACGAGGCCGCCAATGGGCATGCTTGAGGCACAGTTTAAGAACAGCGTTATAGAGATCGCCACCCGGTACGGCTGGTTAGTGCACCATGACCTACCAGCGATGAATAGGCGCGGCAAATGGGCTACACACATACAAGGCGATAGCGGTTTCCCTGACCTTGTGTTACTCAATAGCAAGGGTGTGCTAGTTTTCGCAGAACTTAAAACAGACGTAGGCGTAGTACGTAAAAGCCAGGAACGTTGGCTCGAGCGTTTAGATAAAGCCGGCGTAATTGTGCAAGTGTGGCGGCCTAACCAGTTGCCAGTAATCATACGTTTTCTAGCCAGCGCGTAAGCGCGTAGGACTAGCCAAGCCCTAAGCCCGTTGCACGGTAGTTGGGAACATACGGCAACGTAGGTAGTGCGCTATGCCCGCAATCATGCGCGACGAAATGACCGGGCCAATGGCGCGGCAGGCTGTAAACATAATCAGCCAATAAGCAAGTAAGTGGGTACGGGTTAGGGCAACCCCGTGGGTGGGGCTTTAACTCATTAGGCTTTACATGGTGTAAGCATTGACATACACATAACAAACACGAACACAAGGATTAGCCCGACATGATAAGTAACCAACCAACACCAACAGCAAGGCGCTTGCGCCGCGCTAGCACAAGCCGTAGGCGCGTGAGCAATGCCAAGTAAACAGCAGGGGCCACGTGCTCGAGGCAGCGCAGAATATAAAAAGAATAAGCGCATACTGCTAGCAGAAAACCCGTTCTGCCATTGGTGCGGTATGCCTGCAAGCGAAGCAGATCACCTCATAGAAGTTGATCGCTGGCCTGCAGACCAACCGGGCGTAAATTCACTTGAGAACATGGTTAGTGCATGCCGGAAATGCAACGCAACTAGGGGTAACCGTTACCGTGCAGCTCGAGACGCCGGCAGAATTGACGCGGGAAACCCAATGCCAGCAAGGAATTCAGAGCCTCACCACTCACAGCGTTTTTTTGGGGAAACAAGAGAAGCCA